AAGTTATAATAAAGGGTTCCTGATGGTCCAGTTAAACCTGTGTATCGACATTTAAGTACTTTTGTTTTAATAGTGTTGCGCTCTTCATCAACGTCTGACCCAACATTTCTAGCAAAAGCGATAATGTCCATACTAATTTGTTTAATAGAACCTGACCCACGAATATCGTCCATTGACGGTAATTTACCTTCTTCAAAACTTTTTCCCTTATTATCTGTTTTACGTAGATGACTAATAAGACCAATCCAAACTTCATGTTTTTTAACTAGTCTTAAAAGATCATTCATGATTTTGTCTATTGCTTCGTTTCCTGTAAGACCTTCAGTACCTTCGGAAGCCAATATGGTGATATGATCCACAAATAAATACTTGCACCCACTAAGGCACATGTACTCAAGAAAATCCATAATAGACCCATCTGAAATACTACCTTGATGATCAAGAACCATAACACGATCATCACCGAAAATATTATCAAATCCCACCTTAAGTTCATCTAATGGTATCTCCTCATGAGCTGGATTTTTACTAATTGCCATACCTGCCATTTTTCTAGCAGTCTCAGCAGGTGATTCTTCAAGTGAAATAATACCTATTTTATCTTCTGTATTGCTTAATAAGTGTACTGCTATCTCTCTTAATAAAGTAGATTTACCACTGCCTGTACCAGAAGTCCATAATGTAATTTCACCAAATCTCATACCTTTTAGTTTATCGTTTAGCCCCTCCATAAAAGAGGGGTAAGGAACCGATTCAATTTCATTGTAACGTTCAAGTTGCTCCCACAGTTCTTGTTTACTAAGTATACCTGCAGGTGTGTATTCTGTTGCATTATAAATGCATTTTAAGACTTCATCAGGTGATTTAATCCACAAGTCGCTAGCATCTTTTTCTTCGGATGTGACTATTTTTATTTTGTCATAACCAATTATACGTGCTGCCTCTTTTGTAGCAATTTCACCTGCTTCGTCTTTATCAAACCATAATACTATCTCATCAAAGTTTCTTAAGTAATCTCTGCATTCAATTAAATCTTTTATTGAACTAGCACTTCTTAAGCTTACAACAGGATAAAAGGTCTTATATTTTTTATACCATGCAGATTGCACTGCCATAGCATCTAGTTCGCCTTCTGTTATAACTATTCTTTTTCCTGATGAGTAGAGTTGTTGTCCAAAGAGTCCACCGTTAAGTTTTCCAATGGAGGTAAAGTCTTTGGGTAAGTTTCTAACCTTGTAGCCCACCAATTGTGTGCCATGGTAGTAAGGATAATAATGACTATCAATATTACCGTCAAGATCGTAAGAAATTTTGACACCATAATGTTTAGAGACTTCCTTATATACATTACGCTCTTTAAAACCGCGAGTAGAGTAATCATGTTCTACCTCTCGCAATTTATTAGACCAGTCTTTAATGTCTGGCATTGTTGTACCCTCTCTTGGGGCAAAATAATTCTGTTTACATGAAAAACAAAAAGCAGATCCATCTTCATAAATTTGTTTAGCATCACTACTTCCACATTTTTCACAGGGTTGATTACGAGTTACTATTCTGCCCATTATTATCTTCCATCGTTAATTCAGCTACAAACTTGCTTGCTTCTTGAAAAAACAAATAACAAATAACAGCAATAATAGGATCAAAAAAGTTATAACCTATTACATAGTCAAGTAATCCTACTGCTAAAGAACCCATTGCAGCCAGCCACAACGCTGGAGCTACTGGTGATACTTTCATATCAATACCTCTTCTTTAATTTATTGACATAAGCTATTGTTTTCTTTGAAGGAAATTCAGTTGGTCTAAATCTAATAGCAGCAATTTGTCGATTATAAAATCTAGCTTCTGGTTTCCCTTCAGTCTTATAATCAATCATACAGCCTGTTACCATTTGTAAATAGGCTTCTGCATAATATAAACCACCTCTTGAACTATAAAGATCTATCATGTCAAATTTAAAATGCTTCTTTCCGTGTTTTCTTATATCTTCCTTTAAGTGTTTAGAAGAACCTACATAATTTCTCCAATTCATTTCTTTGCCATAAGTTCTTGACTTTTTCTTGCCATGATGGTAAAACTGTTTTTTACCAATATAAAAAGTCTTGTCTTTCTTATTTTCTATGCAATAAACGAAACCAAAGTAATCAGCAGGGTGAAATTTGTGACCAGACCACTCCCAGTGCCCTAGGTCATCCACATATTGCTTGATCATATTGTTTCCTTGAGAAGTGGAAATAATCCGTAGGTGTTCTTAATATATGTATTAATTTTCCATTTGCTAGCAAGTAGTTATGACCTTCTTCGCCATAATGTTTTTCATAAGCCTTGCAAGCGGCTATAGCAGGGGGTTCTTCTAAAAGAAGCTTTTCAGCCTTCTTTGGACCAATTCCAGGAACTCCAGGAATGTTATCAGTAGAATCACCCATAATTATTTGTTTCCAATAGTTATAATTGGCATCATCTTCACTTACAGTGTACACAAGATCTTTTCTAGGGTTATAATGTTTACCCTCTATACAATCTAAGTCTTTGTCAACACTGATTACAATGTAAGAGTTGGAATAAGTATCGTCAATAAGACTATATTTCATATTCCAGTTTTCCCAAATTTGTTTTTGGACTTGGTGTGCCCAAATTCGTATTAAGTCGTCAGCTTCACAATAGTTAGCAAACACACACCCTTCATACTCATTAACAATGTCTGACTTCAAATCGTAAAACCATTCTGGTCTTTCTGATTTTGATTTAGAACGATTTGCCTTATATTTTTCATAAATATCGTATCTAAAATTACTACCTTCATTGTTTCCAATTGCCATAGCATAGTCATCTACAAATAATGATTCTGTTATAGATGTAAACAAACTATCAAAATTTTCTCTAGCTTGTTCTTTTGATTCTGCTTCCCACATAGCCATATAGACTAATACATCACCATCAATAAGTGCTATCATAATAGCTCCTTTAATTGTTCTTTAACGTCAGGTAATTTTTATTCTTATTATTCATTGACTTAAAGAAATGTTATTTTATTACTATCCGTCTATAGAAAATCTTTCTTCAATATCGCATATCATTATTTCTCTATGTCTAGTTTTAACGTCTTGACCATCAATTTTTTCAACATATGCAAAATCATCTAATAATTCTTCTGCAACTTTGCGAGCTTTTTGTTCATTGTCAGCATCAACTTCAAAAGAAAAGCCCTGTTCATAATGTACAGCTATTCGATATCTTGCTTTAGCTTTTTCTTCTTCTTTTAATCTTTTTACTGCTGACTCTGCTTCATATTTTGTTTCATAGACATTACCTGTACTACCTTGACTGCTATAAATTTCATAATTAGTCCAAGGTATTTCTACTATTTTATACTGCATTATTTCTTACCCTTTTAAACATTCCTTCAGGACTGTTAACTGCTGATACAATGTCTAATAATTGATCATAATCAATTGCTATAACATCATATTCATTTTTAAACTCTTGAAATTGCCTAAGAAAGACAGTTCCAGTTTCTCCTATTATAACTTCAATATCTTCAAAGTTATCTTTATCAGACATTACGGTTATTACACAGCCATCTTTTTCAAACTCTACTGTAAACATTACAATTCAGTTCCTTTTTCATTATAGCCGTCTTCATAACCTTCGCTGTAACCAACTTCTTTACCTTCATAAAAACCATCATCATGCCCTTCTGCCATGGCTTTTTCTTTTAAGTTTTCCATTTCAGTTGTATTTTCATTAGTTGAATGTTTTAATATTTCTTCTTCAATATCTGTTAACAATTCTTTTAACTTGTCTGTTATTTTTACTTCGTGAAATGTTACTTCTTCATAAAACTTATCAAAGCTATTTTTAATTAATACTTCTAATGAAATTGTACTTTGACTACTCATTTTGTTTTCTTTCTCCGATTAGCCTTTTCTTTCTCTTTAGATCTTTGACGTTCTTCTGAAGACATAGGGCGAATGTGATCTTGATACCAAACCTTAACTACCATGTCATTATATTCTTTGCCTTCTACATATGGTAGTATCTTGCCATTACGCAATTTTACCATTCCCCTAGTGTACTTCATAATAGTCGTCTCCTATTTTACAGTCACCACATGTCATTATATCAATACCTACTGCTTTAGGTGCTTCAGCAAAACAATCAATTATAATA